AGATGTAACGCTACATGATCTAAGACATAACTTTGGTACTATGGCTGGGGAGAGAATGAAACTAGAAGATGTTAAGACTCTTATGGGACATAAAAGTATTAAAGCTACTGAACGCTATCGTAAGACTAGAGAGCATATAGCAACCGAAGAGATGCAGAATGTCGGAAACTATATGCAGAAGATAATGATGTCTAATTAAAGTTCTTCGTAATGTTTAATTAATGCATCCATATACCATTTAGCTTTTTGTAAATCTTGGATGTTTGCATCTTTGTCTTTATGTCTGTAGAGATACTTCCAGATGTTGCCCTCTAAGTAAGCTGGAAAGTTACTAGCACCAACTCTATCTTTTATTAAATCAATACATTCTATTTTTCCTTGATAGTGCATTGGTCTTTGCACAGGATCATGCTTTTGTTTTTTTATTGTTGTCACTCTATCCCATTCCTCTTTTGATACTTTATCTATACTCATCTCTACCTCCATAAAAATTAATAAATATTATTGATAAATTTTCTGTAAATTTTTTCTGGACTTTTTTTCTGAATTTTATTTCTAAATTTTATTTATAGATTTTTTGTTCAGTTACTTGCTTTATTAAATTTACTTCGAGTAGAATAACACAATAACGAAGTAATAGGTAATAACATGGAAGAAAAAATATTTTACAATCAAGAAGAACTTGCTGAAAGATGGGGAATGTCTCCTCGCACTTTAGAAAACTGGAGAGCAAAAGGAGATGGCCCAACCTACATAAAAATTGGTGGACAAGTTCGTTACAAATACGAAGCAATCAAGAAGTACGAAGAAAGCCAACAAGTAGGAGAATAGTTTGGTCAACGCTAGATCAAAAGGCAGACGTGGGGAACGAGAAGTGATTAATGAAGTTAATGACTTACTTGGTATTCAGTTAGAAGTTAATTATGCACAAACCTTTGGTGGTGGACATGATCTACTTAACTGTCCCGGCTACGCTATAGAAGTCAAGCGAAGAAAAGCAATAACACAAGCGGACATAAAAAACTGGTGGGATCAAACAGTAAGACAAGCATTAAAAGTAAATCTATTACCATGTCTTTGGTTTAGACAGGATAGAGCAGATTGGAAAGTAGCTATCCCATGCCCTTACTCCTACGAAAAGAATTTATTTCCCATTGAAGATTTTAATATCGCATCAATCGTATCGCCAGAACTATGGTCAGCGATTGTAAGAGAGGAGCATAACATTGGCACACGCAATACTATCACCGAGTAGCATTAGCAGAATAATTAGATGTCCAGCATCAGCTAGACCAAATGCTGAAGCTGAACGAACAGGAAGTTTAGCAGCAAGTAGAGGTACAGCAATTCACGAAATGGTAGAGGCATTATTAAAGAAAAGATTAGAGGGCATAACTTTATCTGATTACTATTTAGGACAAACACAAACAGTTGATGGTTTCAGTTTTGAAATAGAAAAAGATGATATTGCTATGGCTGAAATCTATGTGGACTACATTAATAAAAGAACTGAAGAACTAAACGGGAAGTTATTAATAGAAGAAAAAGTTTACGCTAACGAAATACATGATGAGCTTTGGGGTACAGCTGATGCAATCATTCTAGGCGAAGGCAATAGAATGGTAGTAGCAGATTTAAAGTCTGGTGCATGGCCAGTAGATGTAAGATTTAATGAGCAGTTAATGACGTATGCACTTGCAGCTCTAAGCAGATATGGAAACGAAGATACAGTTTTAGAATTAACAATAATTCAACCTAACAAAAGAGCCTTTCATAAAGACGGGCAAATAAGAACTTGGGATATTCAAGCTATCGATCTTGTTGATTGGGGTTTCAATATTCTAAAACCAGCTTGTGATGAAGCACTTGGAGAAGAGCCAAGTTTCAATGCTGGTACTTGGTGTAAGTTTTGTGCTTACAAATCTGAATGTCAAACATTTAATCAAAAGGAGGAAACAAATGAGTGACGAAGTAAAAAAACTAACGCTTCAAGTTGAAGCATTACGAGATAAGCTAGATGTCTTGATAAGTAAAATTAATCCTGAACCGCAAAGACAGGTGATCGTTCTTGATGAAAAAGAATATGTTGTCGATGAAATGTCTGATGAAAGCAAGGAGACTTTAGAAAAACTTAGTTTAACAAACGAAGATATTTTTGCTTTAGAAAAAACTATTAGAAAGGCAACTTTCCAATTAGGTAAAGAAAGAGAGTGGGCTAAACAATTTAGCAATGAGCTACACAAAAGCGTAGAGCCAGTTGTAGAAACTGTAACAAAAGAGGTTAAATAATGTCTTTAGAGTGGATACAACAAAAGAGTAAATTAAAACCAGCTATTACGATTATCTATGGGCCAAGCGGTCTGGGTAAAACTACTTTAGCAGTAGGCAGTAAAAATCCAGTTGTTTTACAAACAGAAGATGGTCTTGGTATTTTGACTAATAACAGAAAGATACCTCATAGTGGTTTAATTAAAACGTATGATGACTTTATGGACAAACTTAGGGATGTTTATAAATTAGATAAAGGAACTTTTGATACATTAGTTATAGATTCTTTAGATCACTTAGAACCATTAATCCATGCAAAGACTTGTGAGGTGCATAAGCAACCTAGTTTAGAGTCTTTTGGTTATGGTCGTGGTTATAAAGAAGCTATGAAATATTTTAGAGAGTTCCTTGATGCAGTTCAACGATTGCGAAATGACAAAGGTATGAGAGTTATTATGATTGCTCATAATCAAATTAAAACATTTCACGATCCATTAACTGAGCCATACGATAGGCATGAGATGAAGTTACATAAAGACGCTTCAGCTTTAGTTTTAGAGACTTGCGATATGTGTTTATTCTTAAATTACAAGAAGGGTACAGTCAAAGTGCAAGGTGCAAAAGGTATGACAAGTAAAACTGTTCAGACAAATAGAATTTTAGTTACGACAGAAAATCCAAGCTGTGTTGCTAAGAATAGATATGGACTTCCAGAAACTATTGAAATGGTTGAAGAAGGCGATGACTTTATTGAACGAGCAGAAAAAACTTGGACAAACATTGGTAAATTAATTTCGGCAAAATGAGTACACAGCACGAAAAAGCAATTTACTTACTAACGAAAGCTAAAATCTTGGTTCAGGAGGTCAAGGACATAAACGGAGATGATGATTTTATTCTCCCGTTGGGTGCTAACAAAGTCTTGGCAGACATTGTTGATGCACTTGAAGAAGAAGTAGATCGAGCAAACAGTTACGAGGAATATGATCCTTTGTAACATTTTATTAATGTTAAATTTTTCTTAGGAGGTAAAAATGGATTTAACACAATACAATAATGGCAAACCTATTGAAGCTGGATTACCAGACAATAAGGGTGGTGACTTTTCTCTTTTAAAGCCGGGTACTTATGAAATTAAATTTATAAGCGAACAGCAATTTGAAAAGCCAAACTCTTTTGGTGTAACACTTCAGTTTGCAGAGAGTGTAACTAATAAATATATTTGGATGTCTTTAAGTTTTCATACAGAGGCAGCTATGAAGTTCAGCAATATGGTTATTAGCAATATGGGTAATGCAGTTGGCATTAATTCAATTAAAAATACAGAAGCTTTATTAAACTCTACCTTTAAAGCTGATGTAGATGTTGAGACTTACAATGGCAAAGAGAAAAATATTATAAAACCATTTTCTTTTAAAGCTGTAGAAGATTCAGCAGATCATGTTGATCCTAAAGATGTCTTAACTGATGACGAAATTCCTTTTTGATTATGATGATCTTAAATATCGGAGACCAAGCTTATGCTACTACTGTCATGGCTTGGCTTCTCCGCTATTGCATATTAGCAACGGGGTTATCAAGGGTGCTTGTTCAATGGATCATCTACAAAAAATCAAGGAGGGTAGAAAAATGGAGGGTATTACCAATTTCGCACAAATCAATGAGGAATTGTTATCGGTTGCACTAAAAGATTCTAAAGATAGGTATTTAGAATTATCCAAAAAAAATAAATCATACGTTTTACACGAATGGACTAAAGACGATAGAGTGAGCTTTGTTAGAAGTCTCATTACAAGTTATTTGAATCATTCTAAGGCACAGGTCGATGGTTGATCTGACTAAGTATTATGGCAACGAGGGTATTGTCGTAGATAAAAACTTTGCTTTTTCTGGAACATCTAAAAGTATTACAGATTTAATTAGCGAGATGAAAGCTAATGGTTTGCTTGTAGATTTTATAGATACAACAGGAGTCTTGGTTAGAGTTCCTGTTATGGCAACAGTTAATACAAGACCAGATAAGTCTGGCGAGAGATCGGGTTATTATGTTTACAATCAGTTAGATAATAACTTTGTATGTGTTTATGGTAATTGGCGAACTAGCCAAGAATGGAAGTTTACTTCTTTTAATCCTAATGAAATGTCTGTCCAAGAAAAGCGAGACTTACAAGCTAAGTTGGAAGAGGCACAGAAAAGGCGAGAGGAAGCTAAAAAACAAAAGCATAAAGAGGTTGCTGAATACAGCAAAGAAAAATTTAATTTGGCTGATGAGGTCACGGAGCATAAGTATCTTAAAGATAAAAAGGTTAATAATTACGGGTTAAAAACTACAAATAGTAACTTGCTAGTTCCTGTGTATTCTATCACTAAAAATGATAATGGAACATTAGCAAAAGATATAAAGTCACTACAATATATCTTTCCAGACGGAAGTAAAAAGTTTGTTGGTGGTGGAGAGATCAAAGGAAATATTTTTTTAATAGGTTGTGATGCATACGAACTTCCACATTTACCAGAGATAATAATATGCGAGGGATACGCTACAGGAAGCTCTATATACGAAGCTACAGGAACACCTGTTGCCGTGGTATTTTCAGCAAATTTCTGTTTAACAGCATGTCTTAGATTGCGTTCTGTGACCAATGCAAAATTTGTACTAGCTTTAGATAATGATGAATCAAAAGTTGGTAAAAAAAATGCTGATGAAGTAGCATCAAGCCTTGATAATTGTGTAGTTAGACTACCCTCATTAAATGATTACAATGATGTTCATTTAGAAGAGGGATTAGAGCAAGTAAAAACAGAGTTAACAGAGCTTAGTTTTGGTATTCGCAATTATGCAATTAGAAACTTAGTAGGTACACCACCGAAAATAGAATGGCTGGTTGATGATTTACTGCCTTTAAGTATTAATTGTGTATTAGCTGGAGTAGGGGGTATTGGGAAATCATTTTTAGGTATTGATTTAGCTATGAAAGTTGCAAATGGTGGCGAGTGGCTAGGAAAACAAGTTGTAGCAAAAGGCGATGCATTAATAATTAGTGCTGAAGATAATCAAGCTGAAGTTTGGCGAAGGATAAACGAGATAGATTCACACGGAGCAAGATTTAATTCTCCTTATGATGTTTTTATTTATACAGTTGCCGATGGCGGTAAACCATTAATACTTTTAAAAGAAGATGAGATTACCCAGAAAGCTAAAGAATTAGTTGAAGAGTTAAAATCATTTAAGAATTTAAAACTAATAATTTTAGATCCAATACAAGCTTTTATTGGATCATCTATGCCAATCAGTAGTTCAAATGAAGCTGGTCAATTATGGTCAACATTTACTGCTGGTTTGTCTGCACAGTTAGGAGTTACCTGTATTTCAATGCACCATATGAGTAAATCTGCTCTTAATGAAGGCGAGGATCAATCCTTAACAAAAATGAGGCAAAATATCAGGGGTGCTTCAAGCATAATCGATGGGAGCAGAATGGCTTTGGTTGTATTTAATGCTGGTAAAGATGAAGCTGAGAAAGTTTGTTACGAGCAAGGCCAAGACTTTGATCCGATGAAGGTTGTTAAAGGTGCAGTTGTAAAAAGTAATTTCAAATGTGATACCAGCATCAAGACTCTGTTTAGAAAAGGTGCGGTATTAGAAATATTAGATGAAAATAAAAAATCCTTTGAATGGGATTAAGGAGAAATAATAGTGAATGTATTAAGTTTATTTGACGGAATGAGTTGTGGGAGAATAGCTTTAGAACGACTTGGTATTGAAGTGAATAATTATTATGCAAGTGAGATTGATAAGTATGCTATTCAAATAGCACAAAAGAATTACCCGGACACAAAACAAATTGGAGATGTTTTAGATTGGCAGTCATGGGATATTGATTGGAGTTCTATTGATTTAGTAAGTGGTGGTTTTCCTTGTCAATCTTGGTCACTAGCTGGAAAGCAGTTAGGAGACAAAGATGAAAGGGGTATGATGCTTTGGGTAATGTTAGATATTATGAAAAAGGTTATAAAACATAATCCTAATGCTTATTATTTAATGGAAAATGTAAGGATGAAAAAAGAATTTGAAGAATATATTACTTATCATACTAAACAAGCATTACCAGATGTTAATAAATATTTGATAAATTCAGCTTTAGTATCAGCACAAAACAGAGTCAGATATTATTGGACAAATATACCAAATGTGGAATTACCAGAAGATAAAGGTATTGTATTAAAAGATATATTAGAAACAGAAACAGAAGAAAAACCTGTAAAAGATACTGCAAGAAATCAAAGGCATTATAGAAATAAAGATGAAAAGTCATTATGCATGACTGCTACTATGTACAAAGGAGCTGGGAATAATGGTATGACTTTAGTTCCAGAAAGGTTAGATAATCCAAAACAAATTGGTATAGCTGTAGATATTAATGGTCACGACATATTAAAAAGAGTCTATTCAGAAAATGGCAAGTCACCAACCCTTAATGCTTGTACAGGTGGAAATAGAGAACCTAAAGTTGTTTGTGGTGCTTGGCGTGGTAGGTATCAAGAGGATAAATCAACTAAACAAATGTTAGAGCTGCGAAAAGATGATAAAACTAATACAGTTACTACAGTTCAAAAAGATAATGTTATTGTTAGTCATAAACCCAACCAAATAAATCCAAGTAAAAAAGCAAATGGAGTACAACCATATATGCAAGATAGGGTTTTTCATGTTGATGGTAAGTCTCATGCTTTAACAAGAGAATTTGCATCAAGAACCAATGTCGGTGATGAGCAAAAGATGTATTGGAGAAAACTAACTCCTTTAGAGTGTGAAAGATTACAAACAGTCCCGGACAATTATACTGAAGGAGTGTCTAATACACAGCGATATAAAATGCTTGGTAATGGTTGGACAGTAGATGTGATTGCTCATATTTTTGCAAACATGGAATTAGATAATAAAATCGCTGATAAATACCAAGCTATTACAAGCGATAATTTAGATTATTTTGAGGAGAGAGATGATGTCAGGTAAAGGAGATATGCCTAGACCATTTAGTGTTGATAAAAAGACTTATAGCGATAGGTGGGATATGGCTTTTAGTAAGAAAAAGGCAAAAAATAAAGACCAAAAGAAGGATAAAAAGAACAAAAAGGAATGAGATCTTAGG